AAGGAAATACTATCTGCAGTGGTCGCGCCTGGAGCTAGATTAATATCTTCTTGCTCAATGAATGGTTGAAAGAACGGAACATTTAACATTCTTGCATATTGATCAGTTAGTGATCCTGTTCTGGACACATCAAAATCCATAGGAGTGTAGCCACGATATCTTGGCAGTGGGTCAGCTGGCCTATTTAAAGTTCCAGGGCCTGTCGTTACAAATGTTCCCAACGCTTGTGCTTGTCTTTGTTGTCCTGCTGCTTGAGCATCCAATCTTCTTTGTTCTTCAATAGCTGCGAGCCTTTCTTGTTCTGCCTGTTGTCTAGCTTGTTCTGCCTGTTGTCTAGCTTGTTCTGCTGCTTGTCGTGCTGCTTCTTCTTGTGCTTGTCTTGCTGCTTCGGCCTCAGCTGCTTGTCTAGCCGCTGCCTCTTCCGCTAATCTTTGTTGTTCTTGTTGAGCGCGCCTAGCTGCTTCTTCTTGTGCTTGTCTTGCTGCCTCTTCTCTAGCTTTTCGTTCTGCATCTATAGCTGCTTGACGCCTTTGCTGTTCCATTCTTTGACGATACTCAGGAATTCTTTCTCCTTGAAATATCCCAGGATACATTTGTTGTCGAAGCCTCTCACCTCTAAGTCGTCTGTCTGGACCTTCGCCTCTTCCTCTAGGGCCACTAGGACCACTAGGAGCATTAAAACCACCTCTTGTAGCACTACCCATGTCTCCCTGAAGACTAGGAATACCGCCTGGTCCTTTGTTAGGTTTCCCTTTTAGAGAACCGTATAAATCTAAGTCTATTAAAATATCTTTTTCTTTTTTAGTAATATATGCAAGTTCTGCAGTGGGATGATCAGGCGATGACTTCCATTTTTTAGGAACACCAGAAACTGTAGGTTGTTTACCTAAATAATTTGGTCCGCCTCCTTGTATTGCAACTTTTGGTTCAGCCATTATTGTCCTCCTCGCATCATCATACTAAAAGGATTAGCATTTGTCATCGGATTAAAATTCATGGGTAGTGACGCAAGGCCACCGTTTCGTAACTGTTGTCCGTAAAAATCTCTAAACGCAAGATTGTATCCTGGCATCACTGGCTGTGCTTCTATGGGTTGCTCTTCCATTGGTGTCTCTTCGCTTGGATATAAAATTTCCATTATATTGTCTGGCGGCCCGTCTCCTCCTCCCATTTCTCTTTCTAAACCTGATTCCCTTGCATAAAGAGGATTAACGGAAAAAGTTGGCGTATCTGGATCTATTCCAAAAAAAGCTCCAGCCATGCCTAAATATTTACCTAAGCCAGGAAGTCCATACATTGCCCCAAGTGTGTTAATAGTGCCTATTTTTTGATTGGTTTTTTTATTAAAAACAGTGTTGCCTTGTTGATAGTAATCAGAAAAATTTCCTGTAAAAACTTTAGGGTTTTGTTGATACACTTGAGCTAGTTGACTATTTGAAGCTACGTTCATTAAGTTTTGATTGTACTGATTTTGAATTGCGCTTAATTCATTTGTAGACAAATCGTCAGCTGTGTTAAGAGCGTCAAACCGTTCTCGGGCGGCAACCATTTGATCAAAAGCGTCAGAAGACTGATCCCTATCAAAATTTCCTTGAGCTGCCGCTAAATCAGCACCTGCTTGAATAGCCTGTCCTTCTTGCGGAGACATTCCAGATGCTCCAAAATCTGCACTGCCAAAATCTCCTCTCTCTGCTGCCCCCATTGCTTCACCACCTCTGTATCCTCCATATTGTCCTCCTCCGCCAAAGTCATTGTAATTAGGAATGCCTTTTATTTCAGGCCCTGTGTGTGGCGGGTTACTATCATACATGTCAATTTTTTTAAGAAGCTTTGCTTCGTCAGGAGTAATGTATGCAAGTTTTACAAAATGCTCCCCTTCGCCAAATTCGCGAGGAACATTGCTTACGGTAGGGCCTACATAACCAACTTTTTTTTCTAATTTTTTTAAATTAGACATCACAGCCCTCCGTTAGGCTTCATGACATTAGACGTTATTTTATCCATGTTCGATGTAATTTTTTCAGCTTTGTCCATAACTTTGTTTATAGAATCTTTTTCTAATTTTTCTGTTGCGATTGCAGATCGAAGTGCAATGGCATCTTTTTGTTGGTCAATCTTCGCACGATCAGTTGCTTTTTTATCACGTGCTTTTTTCTTTTCAAAGCCCAATCTCTCACTTGCCTCTTCTGCTTTTCTCATCATGTCTTGTTGTTTGACGTCCAGCTCTTCTCGTTTAAAGTCGAGCAACGGATCACCAGTTGATTCTTTTAGTAGCTCTTCATACTCTGCAACAAACTCTGCAATCAGTTCTGACTCACGTTCAGCAACTCGTGATTGCATTTCCATCATCATCTGTTGTTGCATCATTTGTTGTTGCTCAGGCGGCAGCTGTTGCATTTGTGCCGTAACTTCTTGTTGTATTTCTTCTTGAGCTTTTAGTGATATGTGTTGCATGATGTGTGCCTGTAAGTTTGCCATAACAATAGGACTCGATTTAACAACAGTGCTGTGCATCATAGAAAAGTGTGCCTCAATGTGTGCGTCATGGTTTTGACCAGGGAACGCTTGTGCCGGCATACCTGCAAGTATCTCAGAGTTTTCTGTAGCAGGATCTTTTGGTTGTGGCTGAGGCGGCTGCATTAAAATAGCATCAATATTTTGCACACCCATCGCTTCATACATTCTTCGATACGCTTCATAAATATTGTGCATTTGTGGTGCTGCTTGTGCCAATTGTAATTGTTGTTGTGCCAGTGTCACTCGTTGTGTGACAGAAAATATGTTTGGATCAGATACAGGTATTACATCAATACGTGCGTCAAAATCTTGTGCTTTGATTGCTTGATTGCCGCCAACAATCTGATACGGATAAACTGCTGGTAAACTTTCTGCAAAAAGTTTTGCAAGTAATTTAAATTCTTTGCCTTGTGCAGCGTGCATTCTTTTGTGAATAGCAGACATCACTTTCATACCACGCTCTAATAACGCCATGGTTGTGCCCACTGGGTTGACTTCGTTGCCTTCACCAAGTTTCATATCAGCTACGGCTGCAAAAGATTTACCGCTGTCGATTACAAAACCAAGTAAATTAAATAACGTGCCTGATGGTTCTTTGTAGGGCAGTGTCATCAAAGATGCACGAAGATCACCGGCTGGTGCATCTACATCTCTAAACTCTCCAGGAACTAGTGGTTGGTCATCGTCACGTATTCTTAGCCCGCGAGCTTTAAACCCAGCAGGTAAGTTGACGAGTGTCCCTGCATCAATAAGCTGTCGTAATACAGAGGTTGCGGTTTTTGTGAGACCACCCAACATATGGATAAGACCAAAACCATAAAAACCAAGACCTGGCAAAAACTTGTAATGAACGAAATATTGTTTTTTAATTTTAAGTGGATCAGTCTCATTCCAGTTTCTTCTTATTGATAATATTTGATTAGAACCTTCTTCTATAGTTACAATATACGGTAAACGAATGCCAGTTTCTTCGCCTGCCTCATTGGCATCCTCGTATCCAGGCAAGTCCAGATCCACATGCATCTCAAGTAGTGTGTACACATCGTCTTTGGTGTATGTTTTTTGTTTGCCGTCCAGCTCGTCAATTTTATCTTGCACTTCGCTTGGGTCACCTTCAGACGGTTCACCCACAGGAATGTCACGATAGAAACCTGACACTTGAAACTTACGCAAGTCATTTGACATCATCTTCACAACATGTGTAATTCTAGAACATGTATGCATATCCGTAGCCTCGTAAGGCACCACTAAATCTTCAGACGACACAAACTTAGACACTGGTCTGCCTAAAGTGTTATCAAAATATATTTTACGAAACGCCGAACCGGATAGGGGGAGATGAAAAAGCATCTGATCCAGTTCGGGTTCGTACTCTTCCATGATGTGAGTGAGTTGATAATTCATGAACTCTTTAACGCGTTGCGATTGTTGTTCAACTTGTGGAGTAATCGCACCCATTATTTGAGTTTTTACAGGGCCACCTGCAGGAAATAATTCTTTGTAAGATTGTGCTTGAAACTGTGTGACTGATTCTGCGAGCAACGGATGAGATACACCTGATGCACCTGGAAAAGGATTGGTTCGGTCTTCGTACTGCATTCCTAATAGTTCTAGACCTTCTGCATAGGTAGATGACCAATCACTTCTTGACTCTTTGTCGCCCTCGTATGCATCAGAAAGTTCTCTTGCAATAACATCAAGATCACCTTCATTCATGTTTTCAGCTAAGTTTTCATTATGTCCGCCCATCATTGGTTGTGATGAACCAAAGTTTATTGTTGCGCCACCATCAGCATCAAGCTGCGGGTCACCTTCCATAATATCCACTTCTTGCGCTCTGATGTCGAACTTCATTTGTTCTTTGAGTGGCATGTCTCTGTCAATAGCCATGCTATGTCACCATTGTTTGCATTATGCCTTCAGGTCTTCTTCGTCGTTGTTGTAACTGTGAAAGCATAGCTTTAAATTCCTCAAATGTTCCGTCAAACGCTCCACGTTCTACCGCTGCGTCGTACATTGAATAAATGTCAGATTCAGGCAGTTCTGCTATCGTGCCTTTTTCAATCGCCTCTTTAAGAAGTTCGAACGGATCAGTTTGAAGCATGTCCATTGCATCATCCGTTAACATGTCACTTGGATCTCTTACATCCTCTGGATCTGCCATGGCCATCATTGAACCAAGACCTCTTTTAGAATCTTTTAGTTTCATTGCAGATGGTCCAAACAATAATCTCTCTGCTTCTTTTTCTGCGTCCTCTCTTGACAATCCACCTTCTTCCATTAGTCGTTTCATTAACATTTCCATTTCTTGAGCAGGGCCAGGTATTTCTACTGGTTGCACTCTTCGTCCGTCTTGAAAACCAATACGACCACCGAACGCTTTCTTCTGTAAATCTCTAACTGCTATGGGGCTCATTAAATATTCTGACAAAGACATAAACTCATCTCTTTTGAGAGAATCAAAGTTATCTCTCATTTTTTTTTCAATTTCTCGCTTGTTTTTTGTGTCGGTCATGTTGCTTTACCTTTTTTCACGCCTTTAATCTTACCCTTGTTAATGCTAGCATAGAATACAGTTTTTCCTTTCTTTTTACCATAAGTTTTTTTCATGGATTTTAATATCTTCTTACCCTTCTTGTTTAGTGGCATCTAGTCTCCTCCAAAACTCGTCAAGAGCATTATGTTCGCAGTTATTGCAGTCACAATCCTCAATTTTGCACGAGCCTCCGTTACCGCAGTGACAGCTGTGTTCGCAATGTTTACACATGAGATCATCTAACACTTCCATCGTTTACGAGCCTGACGCAGTCTAGAATTAGGGTCTTTAGCAGCTTTTGGAAACTTTTTCATTTGTCCTGCACTACGTGCGCAGAATGATTTACGTCTCTTTGCAGCTTTGCTCCCAGGTTTGACCTTGCCCGTAACAGCTGTTTTTAACTTTGAGCCTGGATTATCACGACGATATTTAGCAACGCCTGCCTTCGTCATACCAGCACCCTTTTTAGTCGGCCTAAAATACTTTTTTGTTTTCGGTGGTTGTTTATCTCTTTTTCTTGCCATGACTTTTCCTAATATC